TCAAAAAGAAGCCGGGGCGTCCTGATAATACGTTGAGCGCTAATTGCTCCCTGCGTATGATATCAAATGCTATGGCGTCTGGGGTATTGAGATTAGTACACGGCGTGGAGTGTACGGTATCGATCCCATCGTCATAGATGAGTTTATAGAAGTGCCGGCGTCTAAGATTGTATTGATTGGCTTCCCAGTCGTGATAGAACGATCTTCCACTCAGATTAGCGGCTATCGGTTGCCATGGGCCATCTGGAGATTCAGAACGCAGAAGTTGTATAGTATAAGTGGCCCCAGACGGAATACCGGCGATCTCCCAATGTACAGTCATGTACTTGGGATGATATGCTACTACCCTAACAGAGGAGAATTCCGCCATTATCCGCCAAATTGCCCACGCAATGGATTCCAGTTCCTAGAGAAGTTGACTAGTCCTAGAGGGTCGTAGTGTTCGGACATATCTATCAAATTCAATGGATCGTAATACGTTCTATTGGATGACTGTGGCGTAAGAGTGAGATTGCCGGAACGTATATTACGCATTGCATGTGCCAGATTGCCATGCTGAGACCTCGGAGCAGCGCTCGCGGGCGATGTATTCCCCGACTCTCGCCTACCCGCAGCTACAGCCCCGCCTAAACCGCCTAGAGCTAGTAAACCGGCAAGCCCCGCCAAGGCATCGCGTCTATTGTAGTAGTTCTTCTGATCGCGCACCCAATTGCCATATGTCCGATTAGCTAGGGCGCCACCGCCTAGCAGTAGACCGCCTAATGCTAGCCATGGTAGCCAGTTCTTCTTCTTGCGCCTAGGCGCTAGCGAATTATCCTCTGCCGTTTTGACTAACTCAGAGGCTATTGTAGCTGCTATGTAACCCACCGCCGGCCTCCAATACACTCGCTATATTCGCGGCTTTCTTCATGTTCATGGCATCCTTGACTACCCCGTCTCGGAATGCCCTAGCCCACGAGAGGTACTCTGCTGATTTTTCGGTATCGCTAATGGTGAGCCCTGCATCGGAATACTGCAATGAATTTCGTGTCTTGAGAATGCCCACCATCTCTAGGACGTATACCGCACCCAATTCCATGAGCATGGATACACTAGGGAAGCTTTCGTATCCATACGTCGTGCCAATAGGAAGAATGCGCGTATTGAAATGATCGAGCGCCAGATCCAGCGCAAGGCCTAACTGGCGCTCGTTTGATTCCTCGTCTGTGTAGTTAAGCAGCCGGTTAAACGCCGGATGGTCTCTCAGGAAGTCCCGCAAGTAGCCGATGTAATCTGCCCGAGAATGACTAGCCACCGACGCCCTCCGGTCATGGTTAGACTACAATCGCTACCTCTGGATGCTCTTCAGCATACAGCAGGATGGCGTTAGTTATCGCCTTAGCGCTACGACTCTGATACGTAATCTCGTAGCGATCAGCCAGCTCCTTGAGCTGCTTGTACTCTAGCTCGCCTAATTGCTCTTCTAGGCTAAGCTCTTCGGCAGGAGCTTCGGGCTCTACTGCCAATTCAGGCTCGATTACTGGCTCGGGCTCAACCACGGGCTCTGGATCAGGAGGCATAGGCGGAATATCAGCAACAGTTGCCTCTGATGCTTCAGCGGGTTGTAGCCTGCGATCTCTCTCCATGAGTTGGAGTGGAGTCTGTTCAGGGGCCTTATGGCGCCCAATTTCTGTATCAAGTTCCACTTCAGGGATCGGAGTCTTAGATCCCTGAACCTTGGACTTAGGCGTGCCAGATGGCATACGATCACCCATAGAGGTAATCACGCCCTTGCCGTCCTTGATCTGACGTAAGGGGGCGATAGGGGTGGGTTGAGCAGACCCACCCCCAGCACCCATCGTATGGACTTCGACGAACCTCAAATAGCCCTTGGAAGCCACCCAAGCCAACAGGCGATGTCCCTTAGGCACGCGGATTATTGGTGTACGCTGCCCCGCGCCAATCACCCAAGAACGTGCCTTGTGGGACGGATCGCTAATCGAGCACTTAGGCGTACCCTTGCCGCCAGTATGCTCGATATAGCCCTGGGTTGCCTGGGGGTCTGTCAGACTACGATTGAGCTTCGTCTTCATTGGTCACTCCTTATCGGTTACGACGCCACGCCCAGCGTGAGCTTAGCAACCGACCTAACATTGGCGATCGTAGTGCCGTAGTTGCGCCAACCTTGGAAGTAGATTCTGCGGAATTCGCTCTTGACCTCGAACTTGGTATCCTGCAGCACGTAGTGAGTGCCGAGGAATTCGGGATCCGCAAACGCCCAGACAGTACCCTGAGGGACGGCCGTATTCTTGATCGTGACGGTGAACGGCAGTCCGCCATAGGTAGTGTTGGTGTAGCCCTTGACCAGCAGCTCAGCCGACAGAGTATCGGCATCAGGACCAGCGAGGCGCTTCAGGTTGTTGAAGTCCACGCGGTTCATGACGAAGCGGGTCGTGGTCAGCTCATCACCATCGATCTGGTTCTGAAGATCCGACAGAGCATCCATGGTCAGGATGGTGTCGGCCGTGGTCACGACCTTGCCGCTGATGCCAACGGCAGCTTCGCAGAGCTTGCCGAAGAAGTGCTCATCCTGCTTGCGGATGATCTCCTTGGCGCAGATATCCGTAAGTACCTCGCGCGCCGGGTAGCGGATCGCGAGCAGCTCGTCCTCGCTCTTCGTCTGACGCTCGCTAGTTACCACCCATAGAGGAGTGATAAAGCGCTCGCCTTCGAAGTACTCACCAGTAGGATCACCGTCCCAGTTGACCTCCAGGGCGAGAGCTTCGGGCTCAAGCTCGTCGATCTTGTACAGCGTGTCGCCGTCCATAGTCGGGACGAGATCAGCGGGGGTCACGGTCTCGGAAGGCAGAACGGTCTCCATGATGAGGCCTTCATACACCTTCTTGCGGATGTACTGGCCCATCGCCAGAGCGAGCTTCCTCCGGGTCCCCTCATCCTGCAGGGCATCTATGAACCGAGCATTATACTCGGATCCCAGGGCTCCAGACAACTGCTTCTCCATATTCATTCACCTCCTATTTGCGGTTATAGCACGAATGGGCTGAGCATCTTGACGAGCATATACTCGTCACCACGAGCTACCCCGCCAGGAGGAACAATGCACTGTGCCCAGACCGTCTCGCCGGTCTCGGCAGGGGTCAGGAAGCCGCCCGTGTATGCAACGCCATCGCGGGTAATGGTCATATTGGCAACGGTCAGCCAATCGCCATTGTTGAAGTCACCCGAAGAGTCGTCGTACACGTCGATCTCGGCCAAGTACTCACCGTCAAGGATTGTCACCTTATCGGTGCCAAGACGGTCACTACGGCCACGCGTGTTATGGAACACGCAACGACAGACGGCGGTCTCGCCAGCGCCGACCTCGTCCATCTTCTCGGCCTCGCCCTCGCCATTCCAGTTGACGAATTCACCACTGATGAACTCGTCAGCCGTATCCGCTAGCGGGAGCGATAGGGACATGAACTGGTCCATGAAAGTCTTAGGCTTTACCATGAGTTTCCCTCCTTAAAGCCTGTTGGAAAAAACTGCTCGATCTACCATGGTCGCGGGATCTCCTCCCGACCCAGCAGCAGGCGCCTTGCCTACGCTGCCAAAACCCTGATACATCGATGGCCCATTCTGGGCCAAGTGTACGTAAACGTCAAAGTCGCGGCTCGACATCTTAGTAAGCGATAGGGCTTTATCATACATCGTCTTGCCCTGAATGCCGCCTGCCAGGCCACGATTTTCGAGGGGTTCTAGAATCGATACGGCCTGGGCGAATTTAGCTAGCTGTTGGTCAAGCGCTTGTATGCGCAATGCCGATAGCTTCAGCAAACCCGCCAATCTCTCAGTTCGCGTCATATGAACCTACATCGATGGGGCTGCGATCATGCCCAATTGCATGATACGATTCTTAATAGCCTCACGCGTCTTTTGGTCCTGCAGGTTGGTGTCCTCTCCAGAAAAGATCTCCTTGAGGGACTTATCCAACGCCGGACCATCATCGCCGCTACCAGCCACCTTCTGCAATGCATCCGCTACATGCACT